TCTAAATCATTAGTAAGTATCATGACTAAACTCTATGACACAAAATACAGGTATGGTTTCACAGGTACGCTTGATGGTACACAAACTCATAAATGGGTACTTGAAGGTTTATTCGGACCCTCTTATAAAATCGTCAATACTAAAGAGTTACAGGAGAAAGGTTATCTAGCATCACTCAACATCAGAGTGCTATTACTCAAACATGAACCTACCACATTCGACACATATGAGGATGAAGTACAGTATCTTATTACCCATGATAAAAGAAATAAATTTATTAGAAACCTAGCGTGGGACTTGAAAGGTAACACATTGATACTATACAGTAGGGTTGCTACCCATGGAGAAGTATTATATGATCTAATAAATAAAGATGAACGAAAAATTTTCTTTGTTCACGGTGGAGTAGATGTTGAGGAAAGAGAATCAGTAAGACAGATTACTGAGCAAGAAAACGACGCAATTATCATTGCATCATTCGGTACATTCTCTACAGGAATCAACATAAAAAATCTACATAATGTCATCTTTGCTTCTCCTAGTAAATCTAGGATTAGAACTTTACAATCTATTGGTAGAGTCCTAAGGAAGAGTAAAGATAAGTTGAATGCAACTTTATATGATATAGCAGATGATTGTAAGAAGAAATCTAAACAAAACTACACATTGAATCATTTGATTGAACGCATCAAATACTACAACGAGGAAAAGTTCAGTTATGAAATTATTCAGATCAAAATCTGAAGGCAATAAAGAACCCTATGATGAGTTCATCGCAACGGTGAAACTTTGTAGTGGTGAAGAAATACTAACTAAAGTTATTGTAGATTATACATCTGAAGTAGAACAAATAATTATTGATAATCCTGTCATATGTCAAGAGGTTCGCACTCCTGGTGCGAATGTACCCTTGGGGTACAAGTTTGAACCTTGGATAAAAATGTCAGAAGAAGATGTGTTTGTATTAGCTTTAGATAAAGTTATTACATTATCTGAGATCAAAGATGATCTTGTAATAAAAACTTATAATAATATTATTGAGGGTGGATTCAAACGTCAGCACCCTGATCTTGATAGGACTATGGGATATATAAACAACGTAGATAGTGCAAGGAAGATTATAGAAAAATTATATAAAGCAAAGGATGCTTCTAAAGAACCTAAAAAAGACTTATAGCTTCCCGTTTGAACAGCGACACTGTTAGTGTAACGGTATTTGCCAACCTTGTCAAGTAATGCTATAATATTCATATACAATTCAACACATAATGGCACGTAAGAGATCTGAACATTACGTAAATAACAAGGAATTTCTATATGCTATCGTTGCATATAAACAGGATATTAAAGATGCAGAAGCAGCAGGTAAACCCAAACCTGTCATACCTCGTTACATTGGTGAGTGTTTTCTAAAGATCGCTACACACCTCTCATACAAACCAAACTTTGTAAACTATATGTTCAAGGATGATATGGTATGTGATGGTATAGAGAACTGTGTACAATACATCAACAACTTCAATCCTGAGAAGTCTACTAACCCTTTTGCATACTTTACTCAGATCATACACTATGCCTTTCTACGTAGGATACAAAAAGAAAAGAAACAACTAGAGATAAGACAAAAAATTATAGAGAGATCTGGGTTTGACGAAGTTTTCGTCGCAGACGAAGATGGTAAGTCATCTGAGTATAACTCAATCAAAGATGCTATACAGTATAGAAATTATAATAGATGAAAGTTGCTATAATAACAGATCAGCACTTTGGTTTCAAGAAAGGATCAAAGTTGTACCATGATTACTTCCTAAAGTTCTATGAGGAAACTTTCTTTCCAACACTTGAAAGAGAAGGTATCACAACTATTCTCGACCTTGGTGACACTTTTGACAACCGTAAAGGTATTGATTCATATTCTTTGGATTGGGCGAAGAAACATTATTTCGATCATATTCGCTCTCGCTCCATTAGTATGGTTAGTATTGTCGGAAATCATACTGCTTACTACAAGAACACTAACGAACTCAATACAATCGACTTATTACTACGAGAGTACGATAATATTACCGTACTTTCTGAATGTCAAGAATTGAATGTAGGTGGGTTAGATATACTTTTCATACCTTGGATCAACGTCGAGAATGAGGTTAGTACATATGAAAAAATAAAGAAGAGTAAATGTAAAGTTGCTATGGGTCATCTTGAACTCAACGGATTCATCGCCACTCACGGTCATACCATGGAGCATGGTGCTGATTTTGAGATATACAATAAATTCAAGCATGTCTTTTCTGGGCATTATCATACAAGGAGTAATAATGGTACGATTTACTACCTAGGTAATCCGTACGAGATGTTCTGGAATGATGTGAATGATAAAAGAGGATTTCATATCTATGATACAGAAACCCTCAGTCTCAAAACAATCAATAATCCATTCTCATTATACAAGATAATCAACTATAATGACACCCCCAGACAACTAACAAATTTTACAGAGTATACTGATAAAATTGTCAAGGTAGTGGTAAGACAAAAGACTAATGAGAAAGAGTATAATAGATTCATGCAAGCACTTGACAGGGTAAGACCTGTTGATGTAAAGATAGTAGAAAGAACAGATCATCTTGTTATTGCAGATGATGCACCAGACCAAACTGAGGATACTATGACACTCCTTACAAAATATGTTGACGACCTTGAAACTGACTTGGATAGAGTTAGAATAAAGAAGGTCATCAATGAGGTATATACGGAGGCATTAGAGTGCATATTATAACTGTCAAAGGTATGAATCAAGAAGGTGCTTACGCAGTAATCAATGACTATGGTGAGAAGGTTGTATTCATGTTTGAGGAAAAAGATGACGCTGAGAGATATGCACAGCAACTAGAGGCACTAGGTGACCCACCCATGAATGTTATTACATTGAAAGACAGTGTAGCATTTGCTGCTTGCGAAAGAACAGGAACAAGGTATACTGTTATTAGTAAAGAAGATCTCGTTATTCCACCACCAAAGGATGATAGAATTTAAAAAAATAAAGTATAAAAATTTTCTTTCATCTGGTAATTACTTTACAGAGATAAATCTCAACTCACACAAAGATACTCTGATAGTAGGAAACAATGGTTCGGGTAAGAGCACCCTTCTTGATGCATTGACGTTCTCTTTGTTCGGTAAACCGTTCAGAAGAATAACAAAGAGTCAACTTATCAATAGTATCAATGAAAAAGATGCAAGAGTAGAAATAGATTTTTCTATATCAAATGTGGACTATCAAGTCATTCGTGGTATCAAACCTAACGTATTTGAAATTTACAAAAATGGACAAAAACTCAATGAAGACTCATCTGCAAACGATCAACAGAAGTATTTGGAAGGACAAGTACTCAAACTCAACTACAAATCTTTCACTCAAATTGTTATACTTGGCAGTGCTTCTTTCGTTCCCTTTATGCAACTTAGTGCTCCACATCGTAGGGAAGTCATAGAAGACCTGCTAGACATCAAAGTATTCTCTAGTATGTCTGACATACTCAAGGACAAACTCAAGGTCTGTCGTGACCGTATCAAGGTGCTTGAGTTGAAGAAAGAATCTGTTGCAGATAAAATAGTAATGCAGAAAAGATTTATCAAACAAATAGAGGAGGAAGGTGAGAATGACATCAACAAGAAGAGACAGAAAATTGCTGATTGTGACGAAAAATTTACCGACTATCAAGAACGTGTTGAGAAACTTATCACTGGTGTCAGTAAAAAAGAAAAAGCAATGGCAGAGTATATTGGATCAGGTGATACTGTAAAGAAGTTAGAAAAATTTAGAGACAAGGTAAATTTCAAAAGACAAGATGCCTGTGGTGAACTAGGGTTCTGGACTAACAATACGGTTTGCCCTCAGTGTACACAGTCTATAGAAGAATCATTTCGCCTAGATAAGATTGGCAAACTCAAAGAAGACATCGACAAATACAGGTCGAACGTATTGGAACTAGAAGAAGCAGTCAACGCTGAAGAGCAGAGATATGCTAAGTTCCTAGGTTTTCAAAACGAGATTACAACCATCAACAATGAGATTTCTCAACACAACATTCACTTATCTACAACAACAAAACTCAAAAAGGATCTTGAAAAAGAAATTCAAGACATTACCGACAAACTTGAAAATCAAACTGTTGAAAATGACAAGTTAGATGAATATAAGGATAGACTCAAAGACATATTATCAGAACTAACAGAACTCAAAGACGACTACGAATACTTAGATCAGTCTAAGTTATTGATGAATGATGATGGTGTCAAGAAATCTATCATAAGAAAGTATCTACCACTGATCAATCGTCAGGTCAATGACTATCTACAGAGGATGGATTTCTATATCAACTTCACACTAGATGAGGAGTTTGGTGAGAGTATACAGACACCCATGCATGAGAGATTTTCCTATGCATCATTTTCTGAGGGTGAGAAGATGAGGATTGACCTTGCACTTCTATTCACATGGAGAGACATTGCAAGACTCAAGAACAGTGTTGTTACAAATCTATTGATCATGGATGAGGTGTTTGACTCATCACTTGATGGGTTTGGTACTGATGAGTTCCTCAAGATCGTGAGGTTTGTATTAGAAGATGCCAACGTTTTCATCATCAGTCATAAGAATGAACTGTATGATAAATTCCATTACTCACTGGAGTTTGAGAAAGTCAAAGGTTTCAGCAAATTAAAACATTGACATAATTCATTCATTGTGTTACAAT